TAATAACATCATACCTACCGAAGCATCATTAAAATCTGAAAATGTTTCTGGGTAGTATTTTTGTATGAATTCGATAAGTTGTTGTCTAACCGCTGCGAAATTCCTAGCATTATAATCAATTTTTTTTGCCATATCTTAAAATGTTAATGTCACTGTATCAGTACTCGTAAAAGAATCTTCTGTCACAGTAAATGTTAATTCCACAACTATAGATTCCTCTACATCATTATTTTTAAATATTATACTATTAATAATTAAATTAGGTATATATTTTTTAATAGTATCATTTAAATTTTCTCTAATTTCTTCATGTGTGATACCATCGTTTGGTTCAAAAATAAATTTCTTTAAGTCACTACCAAAATCAGGTAAATATAATCTTTCACCTTTGTTTGTTAATAAAAGGTGTAATAAGTCCGCCCTAATTGCGTCTCTATCTGTTTGATTTAATTTTAAATAAAAACCTTTTTTACTATCCTTAAAAGGAAAATCAATATTTATATATCTAGTCTTTGCCATTTGTATATAAATATTATAGTATGTATTTTTTGAAAAGGAATAATAAAATATATAAAAATTTTACGATTCACATTTGACGGAAAGTGTAAACTTAGTTTTTGATAGTGGTGAGAATACTAATATCGTAAGAGACGCACCCTCTCTTTTTTCTATTTCAAAAGAAAATTGTTTTTCCATTATATTACCATATTGTGACATTCCTTCTTTTTTAGAAACTTTACCATCTGTAATATTTTTAGTTATTGTTTGTGGTTTACCATCCCCGTTTTTAAATATATCACTTACTTGTGTTTTACCTTTGTATTTAGATATTTCGTTTTTTATTGACTCTAATAATCCTAAATCATTTTTATAAACTAATAATTCCCCAATAAAATTTCTTTTAACTCTATTCATCACACTATAATCATTATCACCTGCATCAATGGACTTTTTTATCGCATCTTTCATTTTTGGTGATTGTATTTTATACATTAATTTTTTTTCTTGTGGTGATAAATTAATCTGTGTATGGTTTTCGTTACTCACATCACCCATAAAACCACTAAACTCATCAAAATAAGTTTCATCTTTAGTCCCATATCTCACATAAAATGCGTCTGGTACAACTAAAGAATCTAAAGTTATTGTTACTTTACCACCTATATCGCCAGGTATAGGCATATTTTCCATTTTTTTAGAAACATAAGAATTACCTTTAAATCCTCTACCACCACTTATTTCTTTTTCAAAATTACAAGGTATAGGGTTTACACATTTACACCCTTGTTGTACTTTGTCTTTATCTTCACAAACACATTTACCATCAACCTTTACTAAACCATCTTTACATTCACATTCTTTTGTTTCCTCATTTAATTTTTCACAATTACCACATTCTTTTACATTTTTTGGACATTTACAATTTTCATCAGGTTTTGAACCATCCTCACAAACACATTTACCATCAACCTCTTTTAACCCATCTTTACATTTACAATCATTATTTGGGTCTTTACAACGATCATCACATGTTTTTGGATCATCTTTAGTAAAACAAACCGTTGCGTCTATCATTACTATTTGACCTCTATTTAATCCATCAGGCATAGGTTCTACATCTACATTGTCTTTAGTGTAAACAGTACCCGATTCATACGCAACTTCTTCAGGGTTAATTTTTTTGTAATCAATATTGTTTTCGGATGCAATTTTTTCTAATCCTTTTACAACTCCTTCCAATACACTTTTAGCCCTTCCCAATGATAATCTATCGTTGTCTTTAGTTCCAGCATCATTCTTTCCATATCTTGTATCCCCATCTGTACCAAAACCTTCACATCCTGATGACCACTTTTTTAATGAAGTTGTACCTTTATCTTTATCGTATTCATTACACCATTCAGGTTTAACAAGCCCCCTATTTTTATTACTTGCACCACCAAATACTTTTAACCCAGTAATCGATAGTTTACCTCCTTCTATGTTACCATAATTTTTCTCTAAAAATTGAATAAAATAATCTATGAATTTTTGAACCCCTTCATTTGCAGTCTCACTAACACCAAAAGGTTCTGTATGTGTTGCAACTTTACATTCTGCTGACTTAAATCCTTTAGGTGTATTAACACCAGATTCTTTTTTTTCTACATTAGATCCAGTGGATTTAGTATCGGTGGTAGTTTGTTTAGATTGATTAGTACCTATTGCCTTAGTAGATATTTCATTAATAGGTGTTCCTTTTTCATACACCATTAATCCTTTCATTCTATCTAATTGTTCTAATAAATTTTTCATAAAAATTTTGCCAGTTAAAAAAAAACTGTTATATTTGTTATATAAATATAAAACAACTATGAAAAGTGTGGTTATTACATTAATAATTTTATTCCCTTTTATCTCTTTTTCTCAAAAACATTTTACTCACGAATTTTTAGTAAAAGATGTTAATAAATATGATAGGTGGGAAAATGATATTAAAATATTTTTATTTGGGGATTATACTAAAAGAGATTCATTAGTAGTTGTAGATAACATTTTATTCTTTAATTCTCTTATGGAAACCATTAAAATAAAATTGGTTACTGATGTGGATTCTGCAAACTCCATTATTTATTTTTTACCTGATACAGAATTTAAAAAAATTGAGCCAACATTAGGATCAAATAATTCCGTAGGATTAAATTACTTAACTAACTTCGGTGATGGTGTTGAGAAATCTATAATACAAATCGATGTTGGTATTAAATCCCATCCAGATAATAGAGATCACACTATTAGACATGAAATGTTTCATATGTTAGGTTTTCATCATTACAAAGATGAAAATGTGAGTATTATGAACACTTCAGAAAAATTTTCAGATAGTGATAAAGAAATGATTAAATATTTATACTCAAAAGATTTTAAATTTTAAAACAATAAAGTCAGACTATAGTCTGACTTTATTAAATACTTTATAAGGTTTTAAACTTACTTTGTTATATTCGTATTTCCTCTTTCGTGTTTTGGATCATACGGGCAATGTAAACATCCATTACCGCAACATCTACCTCTTCTTATATGATATGATTCAGTCATAACCATTCTTCCATCTTTATCATAGTAATAATCAGAAGGAAGGAGTTTGGGAACAAACTCCCTCACATATAATTGTTGTACCCAATCGTTAGTAGCATTTACTGTCATAACTTAAACTATTTCACAAGCCCCACCTGCACAAGCAACTTCTCCAGATAGGTTAGTATTATCTTGTAATTCGATAACCTTAGTTAAATCAACACTACTTAATGAATTCATCATTGTGTTATATGTTTCTTCATCACAATCCTCAAATGGTGCTTGTTGATAAGTTCCTCCATTATAAGGCAATACAGATAAACCATTATAATGTTCTCTATTATCCCACATCCATTCTCCTGCAAGTTCCCAATCTTCCTCTTTTAAAGAAATTGTTGCAGATACGTTATGTGTGTTTTGTCCACCTCTGTGTCCAAACTTAATCCACTCTTTAGAAACCTTTTTAACCCTCTCTAACAATTCAAAAGGTGACTCATATCTTAAAATAGAACCTTCTGGCGATTTTTGTGGGATAGATATAACCGCAGTATCGTGTGGACGGAAAATCTCGTCCTCAACCAATTCTGGATGGTTAATAGATAAATAAGTGTAAATTGCCTCATTCTTACCAACTCTGATTCTTCTGATATAATAATCATTATGCCACGCATGAATTCCAGAAGATGTCCCTAAAACTAAAGATGACGTACCCGATGGTTTAACTGTAGTTGTCCTAGCAGCTTTATTAATACCTATCAACTTAGCAACTCTTTCATTTTCTTCTTTAACCGCCTTCGCTGCAGATTTCATATCATAACCTAATACTACACCTGATCCGATACCTGTCATACCTACACCGATTAATGCGTCTTTTTGTGTAGTTCTTTTCCACACATCTCTAAGATAATGGAAGTCTGTGTAACCCGCTTGTAATGTTCCAATAAACGCTGCACCTTTAACTCTTTTTTCAAAGTCTTCTTGTGACTCTATATCTGAAGCATTTACTTCACATAGGTTACAGAACTGATAAGGTCGTAAACCTATCTCACAACATGGATTTGTACCCCAATCTTTATCATTAGAGAAATAAATTCCTGGTTCACCTGCACCTGATAGTTCAATTCTTTTCCATAAATCTAAGAAAAACTCTTTAGTTACTTTATGTCTTAGTAATACCGCAGAATTGTTAGCTCTACCTCTTTGTGGGTTAAGTTCCCACCACGCACCTGACTTACAAGAAATCATTTCATCGTCATCTGCACTAAATAAACTAATCAACGCCGCTCTACGGATACCACCCGCTAAAACTGCGTCTGCAATATGACATATAATATCGTGTGTCTCAATAGGTGTAAGTTTATCACCATCTGATTTTGCATCTAATACCTTTTTAATATTATGAATACAATCTTTTAGTGGTTGAGGTCCTGGTGCTTTACCACCTGAAGTAACCAACAACGCACCTTTTTGTCTAATATCTGAAAAGTCAAATATAGGTGTAGATGATTTAACACCGAAATAAGACTCTACCAATACTTTAATTGCGTCTGCCCATCCTTCAATAGAATCACCTATTAGATATCTTCGACTTCTATTTGGGTTTGGTTTCTTAATGTCAGGTAAAGACTCAACGTGATGTCTCTGTACTGAAAACCCTACACCTGTACCACCTAATAATAAAAACATTGTTTCTGAAAATGCGTCAACATGATCAATAGGTAAATATGCACAATTATATACTCTGTTAGGAGATATTTCAATAGGTTTACCACCAAATTGTAATGATCTCATAGAAGGTAATATTTTCTTATCATATACCATTTCATACACCTCTTCAATATCGTCCTTAATCTTTGGATATTTCTTTTGATGCATTTCTTTATTTCTAGTAACTAACTCTTCCCAAGTCTCTCTCCTATTTTCTTTCGGGAGAAATTTTGCGTACTTCATATGTACGGTAATGTCTGATAAAATTTTGTTTGATAACTCCATTTTTTTAATTTTTTTCCTTTTTTTAGAGGGTGTCTTTCCCTTTATGATTTATGTGTGTAAACCATTCAAAAAATACCCTTTTTCTAATTTTAATTATTATTTACTGAACTCCTCTTCTTCGCTATCGTCTCACTAATGAAATCAGACTCTTTCCTTTTCTGTCCTTTTTCATGTTGTAATAGTGATACATCTGTACTTTCACTAGTGTCGATAGTTAACGTACCATTGTCAAATACAATGTCGTCAAAAACAACTCCGTCCCTACCAAATCGAGATTTTAAGATGGCTAATGTTGCTCTCCCCTCTTCTTTTTGATCTAATGTCTTAGCAACTGATAAAATAAAGTGACCAATTTGTCCTTTCTTAATAGAACCACCCATCATATTCGCCTCTACTAAGTCTGCACCAATCGCACTTCTGTTACCTTGTACCGCAGTCCATCCAGCAATATCTAACTCCGATAACATAGTTTCAAATTGTCTCATCACATTTCCTTCACCACTATACTCATCTTTGAATTGTTTAGTGGGTTGAATACAATCAATGTAATCAACGAATAC